GGCATGTCGTATTATAGCATTTATTGTTTACTAGTAAAAGTGCACGGATTATCGTAATAATTGAAGTTTATTACTATTCTTCTTTTAGTGTCTGTCTGACTTATGGCTTTATGCTCTATTTGAGAATCAAATATTAGCATTCTGTTTTCTACAGAATTTACTTCTGTTATGGGGTCTGTTTTTAATTTAGTTTTTCCATTGCAAGTATTTAAATAAAAAATTCCTGTTTTACATTTAAATGGCCTGTCTGTATGCCAATAAGATTCATAGTGTTCTTTTTGGACATACATAGAATTAATTCTTATTTCAATTAAAGATACGATATTAAGTTTTTTAAAAAACTCATTCATGTTTTCAAATAAGGGGGAATTAAATTTGTAATCATTATAAATAGAGTGATTATAAAAACCTTGTTGTTTACCATCATCAGGTAAATTTAAAGAGTCATTGTAAAACCAAGCTATATCGTTTGAGAAAATAATACTTTGTAAATATTTAAATTGTTCCTTTTCTAAAAAGTTATCAATAATTTTAAAATTTTTATTCACTTTATTTAAGATACATAATTTCAATTAAAAATTGATTACAGTCGGTTGGAGTAAATATTTTATTTGTGAGTTGATTATCAAACAATAAAACACTGTTTTGTAAAAAATTTACTTTGTCATAAAGATTAATAGTAATATGACCATTAGATGTATTTACGAAGTAATAAGCTTTTATTGAATTATCTTCTTTAAAAGAATTTTTATTTTCTAGTATAGGTTTCGTTTCAGTATTTTTTTGAACCATTATATAATTAGCGTGTTGTATTTTATTTTTAATTTTAAATGTAAAAGGTTCTAGAAGATCGGAAAAATAAGATATCACTTTTCCATCAATTATAATTTGATGAAAAAGAAAATTTTCTAATGAATTATATTTCCAAGGTAAATCTATTGAGTTTAAAGTTTGTAAAATTTTTAAATTTTCTGTGTTCTCAATATAATTATTTTCACACTTATACATCACTTTGTTTTTACTTCATTAGTGTGTGTGGTTTTTTTATTTATTTCAGGTTTTAATCTTTCATTAAACTGCATCACCATATGAACTAAATTATTTCCAAAGTGTTTCAAAGCTTCCTCAGAAAAAAATACCCTACCTCTTAATAAGATTATAATTCTCTCTTTTAACGAAAATTTTAAATCACACGAACCATTTTTATATTGAATAAATTTCATAATTTACTTGTAAGCTTCAGTGTTAAAAGGTCTACCAAAATTTGGTCTCTTATCCAGATTAAATTCTGCAAAAGGTCCATCAGCATCTACATAATGTAAAAAAGCCTGGCAATACCAATCCCCTATAAATTTTTTTCTATAATGGCTTACATCTCTCCCTAGGTAAACTACAGCATCACCTGGTTTAGTTTCAAGAGGTATGTCATCCATATATAAAGGCCAGCTTTCACCACTACTACCAAAGTTTACTGAAACGCTTATTTCACAAGATTCTCTGTCAGAGTGTTTTTTTAATTCATCTAAATGTGTATACATTCTCCAATATGAATAGGTAGGTAATAATTTTTTTCCAGTTATTTGATCTAATTTTTTTTTCTTACAAATCAATAATGATTCTGACAAACTATCTGCGTAATCTGCAGTTGCTCCAACTGTTTGGTTATCAAATTTAATTTGATCTCCAAAATTATTACAATGTTTTATTTTAAAATAATTTAAACAAATTTTCATTTCATCTTTGTTTAAAAAATTATTAATTAATTTGTATTTAAAATTTTTTCCTATAACGCCCATGATACTAATGAATATTTTATTCCTTTCGTTACTGGTAAAACTTGATGAGGATATAAAAAATTACTTGGCCAAATAATACATCTATTTTTTTTTATATCAATTTTAATATTTTGTTTATTTGGTAAACAAAACGTTAATTCTCCTCCTTCATAATCTTCATTTATAAAATAAATAAAACTTAATGTCCTTGGGGTAGTAGGACCATGGTCAATATGAATTTTATAAAAACCATCTATTTTGTATTTTAAAATTTGCATATCTCTAATATTACAATTACTCAATGTGTCCGTTAGTTTGCTGTAATCATTCATAAGATTAGTTAATTTAGTGCCAATAAAATTACACCAATGGATGCTCGTTAAAGTTCCAGTCGTATTTGTTAAATTTATATATTCGGTTTTTCTTATTGTTTCATCAGTTTCTGTTCCTGAGAAACGTGAAATACCTGCTTTTTCAAATTTTAAAAGATTAGATTTCACAACTTCTTCAAAATGATTTGCTTTTTCTTTTTCTAAAATGTTATCAAATATTTTAATGTAATCAATTAGTTTTGTTATTTCCATGATATTTTTTTCCAAAAAAGGTTTTTATAAATATGTAAAATTTTCGATGTGTGATTAAAATCTCGATCAGTATTCTTTTTTTCTTTTATTGACATTTCCCAACTACTTCTTTTAAAAGGTATGACTTGAACATAAGGTGTACCTTGTTTTAATATAGTGTCTTGCACTGGATATTTATCACCATTAAAAATTATAGGAAAATTAATTTGATTTTTATATTCATCAGTATTTACAATACCAGAGATAATTTCAAATCTGTCATCCTTGTTATTTAAAGGTGGCACAAATAAACACGAATATCCTGGAGGTGTTTTTATAGTCCATGGATTTAATATTTTAAAAATAGGAAAATTTAAGTTTTTTTTTATTTTTGAAGAACCTTCAATTTGCCATTTTGGGTGAGATTGCATTAATTCTTGTGTGTTTAAATTAAATCTACTTTGTTCTAATGAAGGTTTTACCTGTAATTTATATTCGTTTTTATCTAAAAAATTTATTTTTAAATAAAAATCTTGGGGTAACTCAAGAACATACCCTGTTATCAAACTATCTAAAAAAGGTATACATCCTTTAATAGTAGGAGTGTCAGCATTATGTTCAAGATTTTTGAACCATTTAGGGATGTTTAGTTTTATGGGTTTAGGAAAATTTTTTTTTAAATCAATATAATTTTTATCTGAAGAAAATTCAATTATATTCTTATTCATTGAAATGAATATATATAACTAAACTATGGTTTTTGCAATAGTGAGTAAAATGTAATTGAATTATCGTAACAATATTTTTCCCAACTATCTATTGGAAGAGTAATTGTAGAAGCATCCACTGTATTTAAATAATCTAAATAAGTCTGCCAGTGGTCTGTTGAATATCCATAATCTTTTTTTAGAAAACTTGTTATGTCTTCTCTTAATATATTTAAATATTCTTCTAAATTTTCTACAGTGCTAATTGATCCGCTGTGAATTTTATAAGTAATATTGGTGCCATCCCAACCAATTGCAGTTTTTACATTATTTTTAAGATCGTTAAAATCACTTTCACTTATTTCATGATACTTCATTGTTCCATGTAAATGGTTATCTCTTTCATTAACATCTGCGGCTATTCTTGAAAGCTGACCAGGATTTTTATCTTCGCAATAAATTACATAAGCCATATTATTTCTCCTTAAATTACGTCCTCAAAAACCATTATGCACCCAGCTTGTCCTGTGCCACCCGAACCCTGGCTATTACCACCATTAGCGCCTTGACCATAAGCCTGTATATTTCTTACAGCACTTGGGTTTCGACTTACCAAAGTGCTAGAGGGATTAATACCCACAACAGTAAATGGATTAAGTGTTAGCACACCTCCTGGAGCTGTGCCTGTTGCAGCTCTGCCTGGTCCTCCTTCTTTTTGTCCTCCAGTCCCTCCATTTGCAGTGAATAGATTTCCGAAAGTTGTTGCATTTCCAGCATTACCTGGATTAGAAACTCCTGGATTGAATCCTCCATTTCCTCCGTTTCCGCCTGTTCCAATTGTAAACGGTGTAGCAGTTCCTCCAGATAAAGGCGAACTAAAAAAAGCGTGAGCACCGAATCCACCATTAGCACCCAATTCTGAATTTCCAGGGCTTTGGTCTCCGCCTCCGCCTCCTCCGCCTCCTCCATTCATATATACAGCAACTTTAGTTGCGTTAGGATTTGATGTATGAGTTCCTGGAGAGGTTGCAACAAGTGTTAGTCCTAATAATTTAGCTCCAGCTGAACCTGAAGAGGCAGCTGTAAGTCTTCCTTGAGCATCTACAGTAATTGATGCTACAGTATAATCACCTGCACTAACAGCAGTGTTAGCTAGTTGATCTGGTCCAACTGCATCGTCAGCTATTTTAGCTTGTGTAACAGCATCAGCATTAATACCAGCCGTTACAACTGCGTTGTCTGCAATAGCTGCTGCTACGACAGCATCGTCAGCTATTTTAGCAGAAGTGACAGCATCATCAGCAATCTTAGCTGTCGTTACTGCACTATCAGCAATTTGTGCTGCGGCTACTGTGCCACCTAAAGTGTCTAAAGATATTTCTTTTAAATTTGTTCCATCAGAATAAGCTGCATAAATTTTAGCAGCATCTAATGTGAAACCAGTTCCCGATGCAGTTTTAATTGTAAGGTTAGTTGGGTTAGTCAAACCTGTTGCATCAAAGATATAAAATTTTTCTATACTATCTGGAATAGTACAAATTGTGCTAGCAGCAATTGAAGCAGTTGCAAATTTAATAACCATATTTCTAGCGTTAGAAATAGTTTTGTCTGTCATTACTAAAGCAAGAGTACCACCACTTGAAAGTGTTACAGTTTCTACACCTGCAATTGCTTGTTGAATTAAGTTTAAGTTGTTATTTGTGTTATCACCCCATGTCCCAGCGTTTTCGCCAGTAACCATAAGTTCTAGTTTCAAATCTGATGAAAATGATGATGTCATAATTTTTTTCTCCTAAATAATTAATATATTACCAAAGTTATGCTGCCCGATCAACCTCTGTCCAAGTGTTATTAACTCCAGGATTTATTTCAGCCCATGCAGTTATTACTGGACTACCTACTGATAGTGTCATTTGTATGCCTGTTACATCAATATTTGCTACACCAGTAGCAGTAACTTGACCAACTGATCCAGTCATTTGTAGGCCACTTACACCAATAATTTGACCTGGTATTTCTGCATGTGAACCAAGTGATAACGCAGCTTGTATTCCAGTCACTGGTTCAGTTGTGCTTTGTACTAATGTAAATGTTCCTAAACTAAATGATGCTTGTGTTCCAGTAACATCTACAGGAGTTTTTAGTCCAGCAACAGTATTTCCAATTGATCCTGTTAATGATCCTGCACTAGATACAGTAACATTAGCATCTGCATCAAACTCTAAACTTCCAATAGTAAAATCAAGTTGGTCTTCAGCAGCAAATACAGTTATGTCTTGATCTATTTTTAATGAAAAACTTCCAAGTGTAAAGTCAGCTTGTACACCACTTACACTAGCATCAAAATCTGCGGATGCTACTGCGCTTCCTATAGATGATGTGATTGATTGTCCAGTAGCAGCTACTGAAAAAGCTTCACCCCAAGCAAGATTACCCCAAGCTCGTCTGCCCCATCCTATTCCTGTTAATGTAGATTCATCAACAGTAGCAGAACCAATGCTCGATGTTGAGCTAATACCCGTTACAGGAACACCAATACCTATAGTAGAACTACCTACACCTATAGACATTGTTACGGGTCCAGGATTTTCTATTAAAACAGAAGTTCCACCAACGGTTGTTCCTTGTGATGAGGCTAATGCAATTCCTGATACTGAAACATTAGCACCAGCTGTAACTGCTTCAGCTCCAATTGATGAAGTTAATGAAAGTCCCGATCCACCCCAATCGTTTGACCCATAAGTGGATTGACCCCAATATTCGGAGCCTGGCGACTGTACTAAAACTGTAATGTCAGCCACAAGGCTCCTCCTTTAATTTATGCTAATCTTAATATTGCAGCAGATGTTGTAAACGCTGGAAACTGAATTGTAAAAGTTCCAGACGTTGCTGTTTTGTCTCCACCAAAATCTAATACGGCTACAGCATCTGTAGTGCTTGATCCACCATCAGTTGTTGTATTGTAAATCAATGCACCTCTTGCAGTAAGTGTTACACCTACAAATGATAAGTCTGCAAAATCAGTAATCGCTACTGATGATGAAACTTTAACACCTTGGTTGACCAAAGCTTTTCCACCAGCTGAATAGCCAGATGATGAAACTTCATTAGCAGTTGTGTAATTAGTTGTTGATTTTCCAAGAGTCGCAGAACTTGTAAACATCGCTAACTTGTAAGTGTCAGATGATGTATCAAAGTCATGTTTTCCTTGAAGTAATTCTTTTTTAAAAGAATCACATATTGCGTTTGTTGTTATTGCCATTTTATTCTCCTATTTTTTTATGGACTAGGAGAATCGACTTTTATTCTAGGAACTCCGTCTGAATATTCTCCTCGTCTTCTTCTGCCCATTTGTTGTAGAGCAAAATTCTGTACCTCTTCATTATACTTCGAATTATATAGGTTGTATAGGTTGTCAGGGCCTTTTAAAAATCTAAAGGTCTCTGCCAAAACACCATGTAATAACATCGACTCTTGATGAGTTGCTAAGAAAGTATTATTTGTACTTGTAAAATTAGGTGGGTCTTTAATGTAATTTATTTGAACAGTGTCAGCAGCAGCTGGTGTAGGTGCAACTAAAATAATAGCTCCAGTTTGAACATTATCCTCCCAGTTTGCCCAATACTTTGGAGTGCCTTGTGTATCAGTGGGATTAAACTCGGATATAAAACTAGTGTCTCTTTTTTCTAAAAATACTCTAGTGCTACCACTTATAACTTGAACTGATCTTATAAGTAATGCATCTGAAGGTAATGATACATATCTATTTCCTGCAGTAAATGTTGAAGTTGCATATTTTCTTAAATCATCATAATCAACTTTGCCAGCTATATCTAATTCTACGTTTCTAATAAATTCTTGTATAATAGTATCTGTCAAAACATTAGAATCAACCTCTGTATAGTTTCTTACTTGAGTTAAAAAACTTGAATGTGAAATTGCCATTATGTAATACTAACCTCCACAGAACCAACTAAAGAAATAAGTTCTCTTCTTCTGTTTTGTAAAGACGGGTCTTCTGGAAACATGCTATGTTGTGTTGTAGTTATACCATTAGTAGTAACTTGAATTTCTTGTGTTTTAAATGCAAAATCTCCTGGTAAGGATAAATCTGCAACACCAACATGTATACCACCAGAATTAGAAATTGTGTTATCATTTGCAAACTCCTGTGATGGTTGTTGAAATTTCATGACTCTAGGATTTTTTAATGCAATTGCATCTGCTTTATGATGAGGTGGATCAAGTTGAGGATGTTTAGGTTCAAATTCTGAAATATGAACTAACGATCCATTCCATTCTTTTACCATTTCTTTGTAAGGATATTCCATACCTGATCTATCAGATATAGCCTTTGATCTTTTACCAGTTGCGAAAGACATTATACTCCATCTCCAAAATATGTTTGAGGTGAAATATATACAGATGCTCTTTGACCATCTTCATTTAAAGCCCTTAATAATTCATCTTCATATAATTGTTTTAAAACTTGTATTCTTTCTGGTGCTCTTTTAACAGAAAGATAATAAGCAAGTCCAGAGCACATGCATGGTAAAAATCTATAAGCTACATCAGCTTGATTTGAGTATCCACCAGCATCTTCTATTCTGTTAATTGTATAAAATTTTAATGTAGTAAAAGTTGTTGCATCAGGAGCTAAATATAAATTGATTGTAGGTGTTGTTTGTCTATCAACAAAATATTGTGAGGGTTGCCCTGTTTGTAATTTGTTTGGAAGAGCTGCGTATGCAGACCTATCAATTTTT